ATTAAAACGGTACTTAGAATCAGTGAAGGAATGTGTTGAAGTCAGAGTAGGTCGGCGGGGTGACCCTAGAGACAGAGCAGTAACGCTTCGTGAATTAATTACTAGCGGTTTAGCTAAAGAACTAAAGTCTAGGCCATTTGACCCTAATGATCCAGGTTCAGGTGGTATAGAAACTCCTACTATTCCAGAAGGAGAGACTCCAACCAAGCCACAAAACCTTCAACTGACTGCCACGTTTGGTTCTATTAAACTGACATGGACATATCCTAAAAACTATAGAGGGCACTCTCATACTGAAGTACATCGAGGGACAACTAATGTAAGGGATGATGCTGACTTTATTGGGATTAGTGAAGGCGGGATGTTTGTTGACCCAACAGTAACTGCAGGGACAACTTATTACTACTGGATTAGGTTTGTTAATAATGCATCTGTATTTGGCCCTTGGTCAGATATGGTTAGTGGAGCAACCTTACCGGATGTTAATTTCTTAATCGGTAAATTAAGTGGTGCAATAACTGAATCCGAGTTAGCCCGTTCACTACGGGGTAAAGTAATAACTCCAGAACAACAGTATGTTGTAAAAATTGGTACAGCAACAGGTGCGATTACTGGAGCGCCTACAACATTCACTTCTGTAATTCCAACAAACAATTCAGAAGTCCTGACTGTAGGTTTTTCTAGCTTAACCAACTCTGGTTCTGGTGCTGTAGGCATCGGGGATGTAATACATATTACAGGATGTAGTAGTTTAGGCGGTAATATAACGCAAGCTGTATTACAGCAACGTTATTCTGTTAATACGATTAACTATTCTGCTAATACACTTACTATCATAGCTAGAACTGCTAGTACTGGTATAGGGGCTGGTGACACTATTCTTGCTAATACCTCTGATAGTACAGTTAGCAGTGGAACAAGAACCTGTGCATTCTATGGTACTTATGTTAGTGGGTTTGGTTTAGCTAATTCTTCTACAGAAGCTGGCACAGTTCAGTCCCAGTTTATTGTTGCAGCTGATAAGTTCGCCGTAATTAAGCCAAGTGGATATAACGGTGTTCAACAAGTATCCCCAGAAGATGAACATGTCCCTTTCGCAATAACAACTTCTAATGAAGTCATTGATGGTGTATCTATCCCTGCGGGGGTTTATATAAAAGAAGCCTTTATTAATAAAGCACGAATACTTGATTTAATAGCAGGTGCGGTTAAGGCTGACTACATTAGTGTTAATCAGATGCTTTCTGCTCCATATATGGAAGCAATGACGATTAATATGGGGCAGTTTAATAAGAATAGTACAACTTCTAACACTAGCGATGTCAGTTTAACTACAGCTGGAGGGGTTAATGTTAGATTTGACTTAGTATCAGCCCCAACTATCGCCTATAATGCAGGAGATACTTTACGGTGCATCAGAGTAAGTGACCCTTTAGACTTTCTTGAAATACGTACTACTTCTCTCTCAGGTACAGTGCTGCTTGGGGACGTTGTTTTTGGAAGCGGGACAGGTACTCCTAGTGGTACACCTGCTTGGACAATAGAGTATGGAAACCCTGGAAAGTGGAGTCTAAACAATGTTAATACTAGATATACTGACTTCAGTGTAAATCCTGCAGGGACCATGCACGCTGCATATGGTCAGCTAAGAGGCATGAGCATTCTAGCTGCAGATGGATCAGTTCTAATGCGATCTGGTGGGGCATCTGCTGGCGCAGGAGGTAACTTACTTGACTGTGGGGATTTTATAGCCGAGTCAAACTCTAGCGGCGGCGTTACTGCTGGAGAAGGCTGGACAACGAGTGGTTCTGGTACAGCTAATTTTGATGCAGCAGCTGCAACAGTATCTATTTCTACTGGTACTTATATTGATCAGGTAGGTTTTTTTCCTATAACTAATGGGGAGAATTTATACATACAGATCGAAGGTACCGGTTTAACAACAGCAAACTGTGTTGTAACTATAATGGGGCATACTTCTGCTAAAGTTTATGTAAATTCTGCTTCTATTTCAGCTGCTGGTGGTAACTGGGATGTAGATGCTTCTGGTACTGCTCTCTTTGCGAAGAAAACACTAACTACATCACCCACTAACTATTTTACATCGACTACGGGAACCCAATTTGGTCAGATACGTATAAGTACGCCTTCAGGCCAAACCGCACCTACTTTGAAGAGTGTTTGGATAGGTCGGTCCCCTAAAACTATATCCGGTAATTATGCTGCAACATATATACGTGATGCGGCAGTCGATACACTGCAGATAAAAGGAAATGCTGTAACTATTCAAACTGTGGCTACACAAAGTAGTAATGTTACCCTTTCTTCTGGTGGTGCATGGACGCATGTTTTATCAAATAGCTTTAACCCTGAATCAGGTGGATATGTAGCTCTGTTTGCAGGTGAGCTTGTAATAACTGATGATAATAGGTGCGATTTTCAGATGAAAGTTACCCCTCAAGGAGGAAGTGCTACTGTAGTAAGGAGTTGGATGACTGGGGTAAGAGTAGGAGGTGGTGATGCTGAAGGAGAAATACCAATAGTTATGGGCTATGCACAAGGAAGTACTACTGGCAGCATAACAGTAACCGTAGAAGCGCGATTCGGTACTGGTTCTGATGATGCCATTGTAAAAAATAGTGTTATTACTATTGATGGTTCAAAACGATGAGTAATTTTTATATTACATTTGATACAGAGACAAGTCGCGTAATTTCTTGGCAATCGTCGATGGATGACGAAGAAACTTTTAGAGCAATTGTCCAATATGCTAATCCTACTTGGGATATTTCCCCTGTAGAAGAAGAAGATGCCCCTACAGCCTGTGTAGAATTAATTGATGATAATTGGGTACAGAAACAAAAGTCTGAAATATCAGCAACTTGGAGTGCAGAAACTGTGACAGCTGATGGTTCAAGTGAGGTTGTGTTATCAACATTACCCACTCCTTGTACCGTCTATGTGGACGGGACAAAAGTTGTCGTAGAGGATGGTAGTTTAGAATTTTCTACTGAAGCTATAGGAAAATATAGAATACGTATTAATGAACCTGCATTCTTGGATAAGGAGTGGATTATCAATGCAGTTTAAAGCAACTAAATCTGAGGTTTATTCAGAAGCCGTAAAAGCACGAAGAGATGAAGTGCTAAAGAAATCGCAGAGCGAACTGGAGACTTGGATTGACACCAATATTCAAGACATGGACGATGTACGCAGCTATCTTAAACGGCTGTCCAGAGCCGTAAAAGTGTTAACAAAGTTTGACTAGCTAGTCTTACCTTTGTCTACAATATCAATTTTGATGCTGGACTGAAGCTCAGTTTCGTCTTCTATTTCAATAGGTTCAGCTTCAGTTTCTACTACTTCATCAGCCTCTACTACTTCATCAGCTTCTGCTACTTCAGTCTCTACTACTTCAGCCTCTACTACTTCAGCTTCTTCCGGCAACATGCCGAATGAGTCAAGAGCAAGAAGTGCGATAACGGCTAGTGCCGCGATACTAACGATAACATTCATTGTTATGTCCTCTTTTTGGTGTGTAGTGCATTGATGTAACTTAGTCTTCTAACGCCGCCATACGTTCTGACAACCGTTGTGCTCGTTCAGGAGTTTGTTGACTCCATCTCGAATCAAGCATCTCTTCAGATGCCCTTTTAAACTGGTAGTCTTCGATAGCGATTTTAAAATTTTTGAATTTGCTTAGCCCACCTTGTCCAAGTTGGAAACACATATTGGTTAAAATGTGTTGAGCTTCTTGTGGTAACTCTTCCCAGTTGTCATAAATTTGACGGCAACCATCAATAGCAATCTGTACGTCCTGTTGGAACAATTCGTAACAGCGTCCTTCTGAAATGCACTCTTCTTTAGGCGCTTCATCATAAGCACCATGTACAGGTAGATCTATTTCTGGATCAGAAGGTAATAATTTATGTCCTATTCCTATAGTTTTATGGTTTTCACTGCAAAGATAAGCATGAAGAATCTTGCCCTCATCTGAGGCTACTTCTTCGTAAACGCGCTTAACATCTACGGTCATTTAGAGCCTCCGTTTTTCGTGTTGGTGTACGCCACCGATCCAAACCATACTGAAATCATGCCGCCGATACTGACGAAATAAATTCCGCTCATATCAGAAAGTACAGAGGCAGCATTCTCTAAACCTAACAAATCACATATGACTACTAATGATGGGTAAAGGAGCATACCTAAAAGACCCAGCCAGCACATTTGCTTTTGAGCATCTGCCTTTTCGTGCATCACAGAGAGATTCTGCATACGCTCAGACATGGCAAGTTCGTCATCAGAGACAGTGCCATCACCGTCTACATCGTACATGGCGAATTCGCTGTTCTCTTCTAACTTTTTGGCTTTTGACATTTTAATACTCCGGTGCTTTATTCATTTTGACATAGTTAATCATGTAGTGATCTCGGATGTAACTAGACCCAGGTTTACCATATTCTAACAGTTCAGTATGTCTTCTCATTAGAGGAGGCACCAGCGGCACAATATCCTTGCCGTGTCTATATTGTGTCACCGGCACCTCGTCTAATATCTTTAACCGACCACATCTGGGCGCTCCAAACGTGACAATTTGAAAAGGCTTAATTTCATCTCGCATCAGTAATGCCCCGACAATTAGAGCTACGGCCCCACCTAAACTATGACCTGTAAGTTCTATATTCTGATGGTCAATGCCATACTCTAAACATGTCGAAGTCACTTTATTAACCAGTCGTTTAGAGGCTTTAAGAAATCCAGCAGGGCACCAACCTAATTCTTTAGTCCAGAGAGGTATGATTCTTAAATCGCGCAGCGCATCTAATGGTTCATCAGTCCCACGGAAAGCGAAAACATTTTTCTTAACGACAACTTCAATGTTGGCTTCTTCAAAGTCACTTCTTCGATAGCTCTCTTGGCAGATTTCACTGAGTTCTTGATGGTTAGCCATTAGGTAACGCTCGTTCATCTGGATCTCGATCACAATCTACATGGTCACTGCTTCTCTTTATAGTGAAAGCTCCGCTGACAAATGGGATCGTGCTGGGTACTTCAAACGTGAATTCCCTGTCGCCGCATAAGGGAACAGAACTACATGAGGAAAGAAAAAGAACGAATATAAGAACAAAGATAAAGAATGAAAATCTCATAATATTACTCAAATAAAAGTGTATTCTCAGGCACCATTCTTGGTACACAATAAGCTGTCACATTTTGTTGCGTTATGTATCTACGATTCCTTGGCCCAATTTTCCCTTGTTCAATTGCTAAAGCAAACTGGTTGCATCGGTATATGTTACGAAACAACATTCTATCATCAGATACTGTTTCTCCACTTACTACAACGACAAGCAGAAATGCTAGAACCACGGCTCCCGCTTGCCACCATCATAAGGCCGTAAATGTCCTTCTTTAAGAAGAATATCAAATAAATTTTTACGACCATCATATAGAATTCCTAATACTCTACCATATTTACCTACGCCATAACTTTGTATATGTAAGTCGGCTTCATCAAGGAGTTCTATAAGCCGTGCTTTTGCACGTAAACCTGCTTCTTTTTCTCGTTTGTTTCTGGTGCGCGATTCAGGGGAATTTACGCCGTAAAATCGAATTTTTGTCCAATAGTGGATCTTAAAACCTAAGTCCAAGGTACATGTAATCGTATCCCCATCTATAACTCTATCTAGCTCTGCTGGGTAGAAATAAGGATTTGATTTAGTTTTCATTATTTGTAGGCTTCGTTTTCTGGGGTGTCGGGGTCATCTGGAATATAGCGCCCTTGTGAATCCCTAGCTCGTTCTCTTTCTTCCGGTTCTTCAGTCTCTCTGTCTGCGATCAAGATGGTTTCTGGAGGGGTAGTTTTGAAAAAGCCTGTTAACCAGCTGAATATACTCATGTCCATATCCTTCCTAGATTTGGGTAACAGTATTATAGTAAAAAAGAGGCCCAGTATGAAAGCTGGGCCTCAAGGGGGGTACAAATGTTAATCACTCGTTTTGCCGTTGTTTAGATGGAGAACTAAACACCACTTATGCTATAGAGTTTTGTTGATTTGTGCAAACCCCTAAAATGTAATTAGGTATCTCATTGATTTTTATAGAGTTTTTAAGAAAATCCTCTTTTACAATTTTAGTATTCCATTCTTTTTTTCGTAGGATTAGTGCGTTTTTATCTTCTGTTCCTACAATAACTGCAACATTGTGACCCAGGTCAATAAAATTATTGAGCCATTGGAGTTGTAATCCACTTAGATTAATTTTTATAGGGGTCTTATTTTTAGCGGGTAGTTTTGGTACATATTTGTATTCGACAAATAAGATGGCTTTTTCGCCAGCGTACATTGCATCGGGTACTCCATTTGTATAGGAGTCGTGGATTTTCCACTTGTATAGATCCGTGGGTAGCTTTTTATGTACTGACCTTACGAATCCATGTTCGTTCATAAATCTTTACGAGGGTCATCGCCTATAGAAAAACGTAGATACCAGATAGCTTTTTTTATACATTCTTTTTCGTCTTTGTGCTTTTTAGTGCAACGCCATAAGTATTTAAATGCGTTGAGTAGACAGTACCAACGGACTGCGGTTTTTCCAAAAACCAATTTCATAACGTCAATGCATTCAATATCGGTGTCTTTATAGTGTGGGGGGCTATTGACTAGATCAGTCACTTAACTCCCCATTCACAAGAAGGATTATCTCCGTCTTTGTAACTGCACCATCGGCAAGCTTGTGGACTCGGATTAGGCTCAAAAGTTTCTTGAGTTGTCATAGCTACAGCACGGTTATGCCAGCCAGCTGTGAAGTGCATGGCTTCATTACGTGTATAGAACTTCTTAGTAGTTTGTCCTTTATCGAGATACCACAGTTCAGTTTGTATAGCTTCGATATTAGGGTAACGGTAGCAAGCAGCAATAGCATAGAGAAGGCACTGTTGCCCATGAGTTATCTCATTGCCCCATTTCTTACCTGTCTTGTAATCTATTACTCTTACTGAGTTATCATCTTCAAAGACAATAGCATCGAGTTTTACTCTGGCCCAAGTGTCTTTGCCTACCCAGCCAGTTGGTTCCCAGTCAAGAGTAAACCCCCATTCGCCTTCTAGTTCTACTTTAGCTTCTGCATAAAGAGTACGAAGTTGCTCAAAGTCATCTTCAAATTTCTTTAAGGTTTCAGGCATCTCACCTAGTTCACCTTTCACATAGGCTTCAGCTTCTTCATGGATTGTTGATCCACGGGCTGCTGCAGGATTTGTTGGTTCTGGTATTTTCTGCACTCGGCTAAGAAAAGCACGGAAAGCACATTCTTCAAATACTTTTAGGGCTGAGAAACTCCACGTAGGAAGAGGTCCAAACCCGTCAGGTTTTTTAAAAGGTAAACTATCTACAGGAATTAATTTCATTTACTTCATCTGTATGAGAATGGAATCTTCCTCTTCAAAGTATTCCTTCGCTAAATAGTTAGCATCTTTTTCAGAGGTGGCCCAGTTTACCACAACTCCTC